CATGTTTTTCAACGTAGTTGAATAGAACAAGAGTGTTACCAGATAGATCCCTTACAAGTTTCATAATGTAATTGTTCCTTGATTCATTAGTAACAAGGTACTCCATTTCATCTTGATAAGTTTCAAACATTTGGTATTCATGTTTCAATACCAATATCCTAATCTGTAGATCTGCAATCTGACCTTTTGTCATCAGGTCTTTTGTTTTTGTTACTTGTGTACAAACACCAAACAATCCTTCTAGCACAAGTCTATTAGTCTGTGTACCATCAAGAGTTCCAGTAAAACCAATACGATACTTACAGTCTCTGAGTTTTGTCATGATACTAGTAAGTGACTTTGCTTTGAATAGATGTGCTTCATCACCGATGACAACATCAAAAGCATCAAAGAAAGTCTTTGGTTGTTTGTAGACAGATTGCCATGTAGTAATTACCACAGGTTTATCTGTCAGTTTTTCATACCCAGCATAAATTTTATGGACGTTGTTTTGTGAATCCCATCCATAGTCTTCAAAGTCTTTTGACAATTGTTCTACCAATGAAGTAGTAGGGACAACAATCAATATCTTATTGTTTGCAGCAACATGATACCTGACGATACAGTAAATCATTAATGACTTACCAGAAGATGTTGGTGACAGTAACAGTTTCCTATTATGTTTCAACGCTTCATAGATTGCCCTGTATTGATAATCTCTTACCTTAAACGGGATCCCCAGACTCTTGACCCATCCAACGATCGCCTCAGGAGTAACGTATTCTTTAGGTTCCTTTGGATACCCATACCATTCATTCTCTTCGACCTCATAGGTGTATCCCCGAGCAGCAGCAAACTCGGTGACATAATCATACAAACCAGTGTAAATTTCACCAGTACCTGGAGAAAATAATCGTACCTTCCCATCCCATCCTTTGTAACGTGTTTGTCTTTTTAAATACTTAGCTTCAGGAACTTCAAAGGTGAAGTATTCTGATAGTTCATATTTGATGTGAGGTTCACACTTTAGTGATATGTAAACCTCGTTTTTCTTTTTGATAACAATGTCTGTCATAATACCCCTTCAGTAAACCTTCGCCAATCAATGGCATTTTTAACTTGAAATGTGCGGTTACCAATAGTCTTTAATACAGACTCAAGAAACTCTAGAATGATTTCGTTATACCTTACTTTAAGTCTCGCCTTAATCACCTCTTCATCAGCATCAATGTAAATGCTTATATCCTGTTTAAGAACTTTATGATCAAATGGTGTCTCTGCATATACTTTTGCAGGAGACTTACCATGGTAGTACTCCCACTTACTTTTGTATAAAACTTTGAGTTTCATCTCTGCGTCTTCTTTCATAAGACGAAACTCATTATAGTATTTGTAGTATTTTGCATGTAACATTGGCACAGCAATAGACTCTTTGTCTAGTTGAGTGTCATCAATAGGGGAATCTTTTTCCCATTGTTGTTGAAGTGTATCAAGATTCATAATATAAAAAAATAAAGTTAAGTTAGATCAGTTCCATTAGCATCACTGATATTGTAAATAGTATACTTAAAATTTACCGTAGCAGTGAAATATTCGGTATCAGTTATGCCAGCATCAAATTGTAATGTAGTAAGTGATACTGGGAACATATCAGAAAACTTGACAAAATACTTAGGACGTAAATTGCTAGTGTAGATAATCAATGTACCATCACTGTATATAGTCTTGTTCCCGACTGTCTTATTTTCCTGTCTCCAATTGTAATAGTCGTCGAAGTTTTCTGCAGCAGAGATACTCTTCAACCAGTTATGGATCTCTAGGTAGTTTCTAAGATCTTCATCTACTAAAAATGAAATGGATAGATCTTCATACGAAACATCACCAGCCAAATTAATCTTTTTGAATGGAGTTGGTTGTTGTGCCACACCAATACTAATCTCTGGCAAGTTGGCACTCTGACACAGATATGCAGCCTTAGGAGATTTGTCCAGTATTAGTTTGAAACCAACAGGGGATAGATAATTCCTGTTAGAAATTTGTTCCTCGTACCAAGTCATTTTCTTTCGTGATCGTATTCGATTACAATTTTCTTGTGTTGTGTTGTCTTATCGCAACACTCTATGTAGGTAGCTTTCCCATTAAGAAGTTTTTCAATACTCTGAACTAAGTTATCAGCAATAACTTTGTTAGTTGCTTTTTCCCAGTTCTCCTCATTTTTAGAACGATGATCAGTCATAAGTCAAGTTCAAGTTGTAGTTTACGTTCTTCCTCTATTCTATTGTGTTCTGCCCACATATCAGCAACCATATCAACATTATGAACAACACCAATATGTTGTGGTGGTTGTGATTGCCACTTATCGATTGCTTCCTGTGTAGGAATGGAAATTCGGAAAGGAATATCATCCTCTTCAAACTCCTTATTCATATCAATATATGTTTGAGGAGTAATCTTAATTTCATTCATAGTGTTCTCTCAAGTCTTTCAGTTGCTTGGTTAGGAAAATCCCTAGGACGACTATCACCAGCATTATCAGTTCTAGGTGAACCCTCGTTCGCCTTCATTGTATGCTGATAGTTTGGTCGTGGGTATCTGATACGGAATGGATCAGGCATCCAGTAGGTAACTTGCCATTCTTGTTCAGGACATAACTCAAGATGTTTCTCTACAGTATGACCAAAACTACCAAGTTGAATGTATCCATCATGAGTGATGCATCTACCATTACCAGCATCAACCAAGAACATCATCTTACTACTCATAGTTCTATCTCAGTAGGGTTGAGGTTTTTTACAAATTGCACAGGATTCTTTTCTGACTTGTGTACCCAACGATAGCGCATCATCTCGTAAATAGGATCCCATGTACAGACACAAACATAATCACTTTTCATTTTTTAGTTTTGCGTTTCTTGACTGTATGTTTTACGACAAGTTTATTCAATTGTTCTGCATTTAATTTATTTAATTGTGTATTAACATGCTTGAGAATTTTCTCCTTGCATTCAGTTTTAGTCACGTTGCCTCCAGTCATCAGGTTTATCTTGTTGAAACCAATCTTTAATATCATCCGCCCCATCGAACCTTGTGCGGTGATTAGAGGGGTCTGGATCTCCTAGACCCATCTTATTCATAAAGTCATCTATACTACCTTCCTGGATGTCCTGTGCTGCCTGACGACGTGCCTGCTTCAACCAGTCTCTTGCAGTTGTATGTGACTTGGCAAGTTTCTCTGCCCAGATCATGTCCTCTAGTTTTACTTCTTCTTTGTTAGCGATCTTTTTACAGATAAACTCTAGTCTAAGTCTGTATTGAGTAGATAACATGTTAGTCTCTAAAATCGAGTTTCATTTCTAGTTCTTCTAATCTATGATATTCAGCATGTGCTTTCTCTTGACGATCACATACGATACCTAAGATATCTTTCATGATAGTATCAGTATCAACATAGTCATCAATATACTTATCAAGTGCTTCTTTGAGATAGCGATATCTATGCCACTCAGTTGAGTAAGGTTTATACATCATAAACATAATAATATTCCTGCAATATTTAGGCATAAAAAAGAGGGTCCGAAGACCCTCGATTCACTTCCTTCACACGGTAAACTATTTAGTTCATTAGCAATCTCTTACAAACAGATTTACATGCACTTGCCTTCAATACATCGCACTCAATAATACATTCATAGTAGTCATTAAGTTTTTGATTCTCCATTTCTAGATCATCTAAAGTAGATTCAAAGTGGCGCCACTCGTCTAGTTGAGAGCGAGAGATAATGTTATGCATAATTGTTATCCATAATTCTGTCACTATTTATACCAAATGTCAGCAAATGAGAACATTATGAAAAGAATATTAATGCCTACGAGTTTATACCTAGACATAAAAAAAGGACCCCGTAGGGTCCAGTAGTTGTGTATCCTGATGGATCACATAAGGTTGTCAACCAAGACACGTCTGTAGTAGACGTTCTGGTTAGCGGTGAGAGTTCCGTCAGACTGTGCGGCACCAGCAGAGAATGGATTGGTAACAAGACCGTAACGAGTCTTGAAGCCGATCTTGGGCTGGAAGGTGTCCTGACCAACGGCGCGAACCATCTGCAGGGGCACATATGGGCAATAGAAGAGTCCTGCATCATAAGCAGAAGAACCCTTATAACCCATAACAAAGTAGTGACGGTCAGAAACGTTAGCCGAATAAGGATCAACGTAGACCTTAATACGACCGTTCAGAGTACCAACCAAAGTGCTGGAGGTGTCATCAACACCTGCAAGACCGTTGTTACCTGCAAGAGCAGGGGTGTAATCAAGTTGACCAGCCATGCCGAGTGCGGATGCAACGTCAGCGGAGCAGACCAAAATGTTACCCTTCCCTCTACGTGTCTGTTGGCCAATCGCGTTGGCTTCACGTTCGATCTGGAACAGAAGTCCTTTGAACTTCTCAACAGACCAACGACCGTTGGAGTCAACGTCAAGGTCAAAGATACCAGCGTTAGCGGTATTGTTCTGAGCACCAGGTTTGGCGATCTTGTAAATCGAACGGACAACCTCGCGGTTGATTTCAGCAAGAACCTCTGTGGAGAGGATGTTTGCCAGTTCGGTTTCGGCATCCAGACCATGAACTGCCTTCAGGTCTTGTGCCAACTCAAGACTGTACTCAGCCTTCAGGGCGCGTGACTTCGCAGTAACGGTGACTTTCTCGATCGAGAAACCCATTTCAGCGAACGAGTTACCAGATGCATCACCCAGAGCCTCAGACTCAGCGGTGGTCATACCAGTTGAACTATTGTAGGTGCCAGATGCATTAAGCAGACCAGGATTAGATCCAGCCTGTGCAGTTCTGCCAAGGTCAGAAGCGGCGTTCTCAGCAGAGAACTCGGTGTCTGCCTCGTTGTAGAATGCCTCGGAACCACTCGACATGGAACGGTCAGTACCGTACATGGAGCGCATTGCGAAGATCAGTCCAGTAGGACCAGTCATCGGTTGAACACCACAAACGTCATATGCAATGAGTTTGGGCATTGAACGTCTGATCAGCGAGATCAGAACGGGATCGAAACCAGCAACGGGACCACCAGCGGTAGAACCACCAGTGTAACCAGCGCCACCAAGTGAGTTGGTAGGTGCTGCTTCGTTAAGCATTCCTCTCTCCTCACGGAGGAAGGACTCTTGGTTTTCAAGCAGGATTGAAGTGACGGCTTTCTTATACTTATCTGTGATCTCTGGAAGCTCAGAGTGATTCAGTACAGGTGCCCACTTCTCCTGGAGGTGTTCGGATTGGAACATTGTTTTCTCCTTAGAAGGTAAGATAGTATTTACGATTGATTATTATTTAGACCATCGTGAGATGGCACTGAGGTAGGAGGACATTGCAGGAGTATGTTCCTGAAGGTCACCAGCTTCAATGTTTTCTTCAACTTGTGCCTCTACGGGCTGCTTATGGAAGTAAGACTCTTTGATAGTTTGAACTTTCTCACGGAAAGATGTTTCGTCTTCAAAGGTTACTCCTTCAGCGAGTGAAGCGAGCTTCTCTTTCTGAGTTTCTGCAAGACCTGCAGCAACGCCAGTCACAATTCCATTCTTAATATAGCCGCCAAGCTGTTTGTTCAGTTCGACGTTAGTTTCGATTTGCTCGTTAAGTCTCGATTCCATAGTATTGATTTTGTCAGTCAATTCAGAAAGTACCGACTCCTCTTCAGGGATCGCTACATTATATGACTCGAAAACATTCTTGATAGCACCAAGGAAATCTTGGGAAATTTCTTCCTTGATTCCATTAGTGACAGCAAGAGAGTTCTCTTCGAGCCATGACTTTGAAACGTATGAGAGATAGTCATCGACTTTCTCTGCAAGTTCTGCCTTAGTTTTCTCGACTTCTTCTTCGAGGATCTCAGCAGCAGCTTCGTTGATTAGATCAACTTCTTCATTAACCTTTGAAGTAATTACTGCTTCAAAAATTGTTTTTGCTTTTACTTTGAAATCTTCTGAAAGTTCTTCCCCAGAAACAAGTGCGTTAAGATCATCTTCCAGATCTAACTCAAGTCTTGTTTCTTCCTCACTGACAACCTCACCTTCTGCTTCAACTTCTTCTGGAAGTTTTGCGGAAGCATCGGATGGTTTGGTGGAAAGGGATTTGCTGCCTTCGTGTTTTACTTTAGCAGCAGCCTTTTTACCAATTGATTCTTTGTCATCTGGTTTAGTGGTCTTGACATCAGGACCCCCCAGATCTTCGGCTGCAGCACCGCCTTCTAGTTTAGGCATGCCTTCTGCAGCGCCTGCGTTTTTTGTTACAACGTTCTCATCGATCGTTGTTTCTTCATGAAGTGACATTTGGTTCGCTCCGTCTTTAGAAAAGTTACCGTATTTCTTTAATTATTTATATTTATTAGAGTTTCGAGATCAAAGTGCTCTGAGAAAATTCTCAAATGCTCTGATCTTCTTCTCTTCAAGTTCTACTCTAGAAGTAGTATTGATTGATCTTTTGATCTGTTCAATCTGAACTTCTCTTAGAACTCCTGACTCCCAGATCCATTCTTTACCTTCCATGATACCTTCTACGAAAGCATCAGGTGCGGATGGATCGGCAACGATATCTGCTGCGGTAGCGAGCATAAAATCATTCTTTACATAGCTCACGCCATTTCTGAGTTCTAAACTACCCATTCCTCTGGAGGATACTCCCAACTTAACTCCCTCATTTAGGAGGTTGGAAGCAATTTTCCCCATGGGGGTTTCAAGTAGTTTTGCTTTTCCTACAAAATTATTCCCCTCTTTTTTGAGAGAAACAATCTTGTGGGAAACCCTATCAAGATTGATAGTGGGGCCCTCAGGGTGTCCGAGTTCCCCAAGCGCACGCCCTTTATTTATAAAGGACTCTGAGTATTTATCAACTTCTTTAGAGAGGACTTCGGAAGGGTAGTATCTACCATTACGATTTTTGATATCTCCTTGTAAAAAGACACCTTCAATGTAATAGCTTTTCTTACCAGATTCTTCCAGATCCTCACAGATCAGATTGATATCTTCTATAGTTTCTGTAATAAGTTTCATTCTTCTGTTTCCTCTGTTTCGGATTCACTGGATTCATCTTGTTCTTCATCAGGTTCAGTTGCATCAGCCATAGACTGAGCGAACACTCCTGACTTCACCGAGGCAAGATCTTCATCTGCTTTGGTGTACAATGCACTTTTAATAAGTTCCGTCACTTCAGATGCAGGTTCCCCCGCAAAAATTTTGTTGACGATATCGGTAGCAATTTCTGACATAGTAATAATGTATTTGATTTAATTATTTAGAATTCTCCACGCTTGGAGTCTGCAGGATCTACATCGGTGACTGATCCAACCGATTCAGTTGGAGCACCACCGCCGGCAGGATCTCCCATTGGAGCACCACCTTCAGCAGCCATTGGATCCATCATCGCAGCGGGATCCATAATAGTCCCGTCCTTGATTTCTTTCTCCATTTGTTTGTCGATCTCACTAATTTCCTTATCAGTCTGTTTAAGAATTTCTCTTCTGATATAATCTGCAGAGAAATACTTGCCAAGATATGGATCCATTTGAGTGACAAGGTTTAGTCTTTCTTGCAGTAACTCACTTGTCTTCAGTTCATCGAAGTGGTTATCTGCAATGTAGTCGTATTGAATTTGTTCTTTGAGTTCTTCCCAATCTTCAAGTGTAATTACGCCTTTAAGAATCAGTTGTGTCTTCAGAAGATCATGGAACAGTTCTCCAAACTTTTTACGGAGTCTATTGATAAACTTCTGGAACTTAAGTTCGTCTCTAGTAATCTCACTAGATCTACCAACGTTAAATGTAGTTTCTGCCTCTAGTCTTGAGGAAGGAACGTTCAATGCTTTGTAGAGTTTCTTTTGAAAATACTTGACATCTTCGAGTTCGCCCAGGTTTTGACCTCCTGGCAGAGTAGTGATTTCAGTACCACGACCGCCCTCACGGCGAGGTAACCAAAAATCTTCCAGCATTGACATAACTCTACGATCGTCTCTAACTTCTCCCGTATTCGCATCGTAAACCATTTTGTTTCTGTAGCGAGACATTACCTCTTTCAGGTATTGTTCCGCTTTTACTTTAGGTAGATTACCAACATCAATATA